TAAACTTTTAGGGCATAGCAAACGCCAAAAGGAGCGGGGCAATAATTTCGGCTTCCACCCACGCCGCCCGGACGAGAAAAGCAACGCTTTACGGGTTGGCGGACGTTGGCACGACGACTGCGTAATAGTTCCCGCGCCCGTTTGTGTAGCAGTCCGGGGGCGTTTTAACCCCGACACAGGAAGGAACGAACAAACGGCAGAGTTCCGCCCCGACGGAAAAACAAACTGCCTTACAAGCGTGGAGAAAGACAATTTAGTAGAATCTGTTTGTTTAACCCCGCGCCGAACCGAATACGGGAAGGCTATACGCCGCCAATACGAAGCCGGAGAAGTACAGGAGAGCCGCCACAACATGACGGCGTTAGAGCCGCGAACCGACGGGAAAACCAATACACTAACAACGGTTCAAAAAGATAATCTAATACTTCAACTTCCCCACGGATTTAACGAAGGCGCGGTATTCCGTAGAAAAGCCCCTACGGTTACTTCAAGCCGCTACGAAGCAAATAACCTCGTACTAACCCGCGAAGTCGTGCAGATAAACCCAGGCACCGAGAGCGGCGGAAAGCAGCCATACCAACAAAACCGGGTTTATTCAGCGCACGGACTTAGCCCGGCTTTATGTTCTGCCCACGCCGGACACGCGCCCGCTATTCTAACAAGTGACGAAATTCTACGCCGTCTAACACCGAAGGAGTGCTGCCGCCTACAAACCGTTCCCGATTGGTACGAATGGACGGTAAGCGAAACACAAACCTACGTTATGCTCGGTAACGGGTGGACGGTAGACGTAATTAAGCATATTTTCCAATTCATAAACACCGAAAATTTACGATGACTAAGACCAAAATAAAACACCACAAACGCACGGACGAACCGCTACTTATTCCACGTTCAACCGCTATGTACCACGGCGAATGTGACGTAGACGAAAACGGCTACCCGACAACCTACGAAGTCGAACTTTGGGAATACCCCGACTTCCTTAAACGTGAAGCGAAATTTAGCCGCCATACCTTCACGGCTAAGACGAAGGCTCAAAAGTTCGTACAGGAACGAATGGAACAAAGGTTAGTAGCCGAAGTAACGGTTTGGCGACTACGCCACACATGGCAACCGTACAAGCCCGTCGAGTACAAAAAGATGTACGAATACGAAGTTTACCCCTTAACCCCCCGAAAAGATATGGAGATTAAGACCAAATTAGCCGCGCTTTTGCGCCGTTGGGCCTACGCCCTTCATCCCGAAACGCCCGCCACACTTCCGCCGGGCTACAAAGTGGCGAAAGTGGTAAGCCAAGTTCGCCACTTAGTACAGGAAGGCAAAATGCCGCTGGAAGAAGTTGTAAGACTTTACCGGGACTACCTAACCGAAGAAGTCTTAGGGCGAATAAAGGACTTCGGCTATATACGCCACCGCGCCGACATACACCCCGTTCCGGGTGGATTGGTAGACTACGAAGCAAGCCTTTACGTCGGCTTCATACCGAAGAAAACGAAATAACCATAACCCCCAACAAAAACAAGCAACTATGTTAAAAGCGGAATTTGTCGGACGCATAGGATCCGACGCGGAAATCAAGAACTTCAACGGGAAACCGTTTATAGCCTTCAACGTGGCTACTTCCGAGCGTTACAAGGACGCACAGGGTACAACCGTAACCCGGACGACGTGGGTAAGTTGTCTTAAACCGGGCGACGGCGCGGTAGTTCAATACCTCAAGAAGGGAACGCAGGTATTCTGCCGGGGCAACCTTACCGCCAAACCGTACACAGGACGGAACGGCGTAGAAGCGGGGCTTAATTGCACCGTTACCGAGTTGGAGCTGCTCGGAAGCCGACAGGACGGGCAGAACCAACAGCAGACCCAACCCGGACAGCAGTACGGCGCACAAGGCTACGGCGGTGGAGCATACGGAAGCGGCTACCCCGGCGAACCATACCCAGGCCCCGGCAACGAAAATATGCCTTACTAAAACTACGGCTATGATGTTAACTTTTAGTGTTACAATAACGGAATGAATACTTTACTACGCAATAGAAGGCGCGGTTAAAAGCATACTTCCGTTATTAGCCGAGCAGATAGCCGGACAAAATGAACGGACGGGCGGACTCGCTACGGCTTCGGGCTATACGATACTTCGGAATAATAAACCAATAACCGCCGAAAAAATACGCGAAATAATGGATAAGCCCGTAGGACGCACGAAATACGGCGCAGTTGTAACGGTTGGCGGCGTAACAGTAAAGATTGGATTATGAAAGAGCGCGAACACTACCCACAGCGAAAAGTAACGCTTCTTCCGGGCGATACTATATGGGCGACTTATAAGCAGAACCCAAACGCCCCGGTAAGGATAGCCCCGGCGACCCTAAAACGCCTATACGGTTGGACGGAAGGACAACGCTATATAGGCAAAGTCCGGGAAGAGCCACCGACCAACAGCGACCCGGAAGGGCGGGTAGTAGTGGACTTCTACGACGACAAGAAGGGCAAATTTCTATTTACCCACCTCGTCTATAACGTGGAACATAAGTTAGCGAAAGGCGAATTATACGACTACCGCTATAAGCCAAACCCACAACCCCGACTATTCGATGAACCCTAAACAATTCTTCGACAAAGTAGTAGAGCTTCGGCAAGCACAACGCGAATACTTCCGTACACGTTTGCCGGACACTCTACGAAAGTCGAAGGCGATAGAAGCCGAGATAGACAAGGAAATAAAGCGAGTGCAGCAGATAGAAGCGGAACGGGCGAAAGCCGCCGCCGACCGTCTACAAGGCTCGTTATTTCCCGATAGTTAAGAACCAAGTAAAGACAACAACCATGCAAACGACATTAGGCGAAAATTTCAGTTTCAGCCACGCCACCATCCGGCTCGTCCATACCGGGCCAACCCTACGCCTTCCCCGTAAGGAAAAGAAATGGCTCAAGGGTATAGTATTCGATAACTACCGCTACATAGCGAGCGTTCACGGTTTACCCATACCGAAGAAAGCCCCGAAGTTCCACTTTAAGCCCGAAGAACAATGGCCTATGTAACGAGAATTTGCGAGAATTGCGGCCGCCCCTTCCAAGCCGATAGCCGGAACGTCGCAAGAGGTTGGGGAAAGTGCTGCAGCAAGTCCTGCGCCGCCGCCCTTCGGGAAAAAGACAAGGCAGAACCGCAGCCCGAAAGAAAGTACGGCTTCGACGAGTTTATAGGCGAGTGCTACGAACCCGTCCGCCCCGCCGGGACGGAGAAGCCGCGCCTAACCTTCGACGAGTTGGTAGCGAGAGCCAACGCCACCAAAGAGAAGGCGAAGCCCCGGCACATAGAAAGCCACATACAACGGAACTGCTTCTATTGGTTTGGGCTACAATACCCGCACCTTCGCCCGGTATTCTTTGCCGTCCCTAACGGCGGCGGACGCAATAAACGGGAAGCCGGGATATTGAAGGCGGAAGGCGTTACCGCCGGAGTTGCAGACGCTATCCTCTTGAAGCCTTCGGGCGGCTACGCTTCCCTTTGCGTGGAGTTCAAGACTGAGGAAGGCACACAACGACGGACGCAGAAGGAATGGCAGAAAGCCGCCGAAGCCAACGGTAACAAGTACGTTATAGTCCGCAGCTTCGACGACTTCAAACGAGAAGTAACCGAGTATTTGGGCGCGGTATAGCCGCCTACTTGAAGTTTTAGCGAAGTGTTTTAGGGTTTGTCGTATCAATTTAATACGGCAAACCCTTTAACTTTGCGGCATAATAAACCGCCCGCGTATGACACCCAAACAAGCAATAGAAAAAGCCGCCGCCTTCATTAAGCGGATAGCCTACGACAAGAAACTCCACTACGCCGCCGGGCTTCTTATTGCCGGAGTTCTTACCAACTTTATACCCGTGCTTTTCGCCGTGGGTATAGCCATATTGGTAGGAGTGGCAAAGGAAGTTTACGACCGCGTAACCAAGAAAGGAACGCCGGAACTTGCCGACTTCCTATGGACGACCGCCGGGGCTTTAACGTGGCTTCTTCTTTACTTCGTGGTTGAAGGCATTGTTTGGGCGTGGATAGCGTGGTTAACATAGGCTTCTACGAAATTCCATATAGCTGAAAGCAACGGCGACACTGCCGAAGCGGAAGGGCGCGGCGACCGAAACCGCGCCCTTTTCCATAAACTGACAAAGGAAATGAGCAGACGAAAAAAGACCCAGGCCGACGAAGACGGCTTTAACTTCGACATAGGGGATATAGGTAACTTCGACCTTCCCGACGTAGATACTTCCCTCTTTGACGTTCTAAGCGACGACGAAGGGGAAGAAACACGCTACATAAAGCCGAAGGTTTACACCCGTAAGCCGGACTTCGTTATGTACGACAACGCCGTAAAATTGGCGCGTGATATAGAGATGACCGAGGGGAGCCGCTACGACGTGATAGTTAACGGCTCGTTCATTTTCGGCGACTTCTTAGAAGCCTTCATAGTGAGGAATAACGCCAAGTGTAAGAAATTGACAATTTCCACGCTGTCGATGAACCAAAACAACATAGACAGCCTACACAACCTTATAACCCACGGCTATATAGACGAATTGAACCTAATAATAAGCGCGTACTTCTACAACATGGAGATACGGGCTTTAATACCCTACATTTACCGCCATTTGGATATAGACAACCGTCTACAATTAGCCGTGGCGAACGTCCACACCAAAACGGCGCAGTTTGAAACATTAGGCGGGAAGAAGATAATAGCCCACGGCTCGGCGAACCTACGCAGTTCCGGCAGTATTGAGCAATTCACGATAGAGGAAAGCCCGGAACTTTACGACTTCTACGACGAATTTTTTAGCCGGATATTGGAACGCTACCAAACCATACGGAAGCCCGTATGGGGTAAAGACGCATGGGCGGACTTGATACGGAAAAAGTTTAACGATTAACACCCCACGAAAATGGCAGAAGACAACGGAAGTACAGGAAGCGGCGGCAACGGTTCCGCTATTCAGAGTTCTACGGTAGCGAGTATGCGCGGCGCGTCTATGGCGTATTGGGCTGACCGCCCGTCTATGGGGGATTGGGCTGACCCCTTCGGCGGCGGATACAGCGGCCCAGCACCCTTCTAACCCTTAACCCCCGGAAACTATGGCAAAGAAGAAAACACAGGAAGGAGCAGCTACCCCCGCCAAGGCCCTCGCGCCGTTGGTGCAAAGCGTCGTATTGAAGTTGTCGGATTTGGAACTGAACAAAGGGCAAATTCCCGGAGTTCCGAAGAACCCGCGAATGATGAAGGACGACGTAAAATTTAGAAAGTTGAAAGCGTCGATACAGGACGACCCCGAAATGTTGGCACTTCGGGAAGTGCTTATTTACCAATACGACGGGCATAACGTCATTATAGGCGGAAATATGCGCTACCGCGCCCTTAAAGAATTGGGCTACACGGAAACAATAGCGAAAGTAATCCCCCCGGAAACAACACCGGAGAAACTACGCGCCATTGTCATAAAGGATAACGTAGCCTTCGGCGATTGGGATTATGACGACTTAGCCAACGAATGGGAAATAGAAGACCTCGACCGTTGGGCTGTGGAACTTCCCGACATTGACACAGGGCAAGCCGAAGAAGAAGCGGAGGAAGACGACTTTAACGTAGGCGAGAACTTACCGAGCAAGCCGAAGGCGAAATACGGGAATGTCTACCGATTGGGAAACCACCGCCTAATCTGTGGCGACAGCACGAAGCCGGAAGTATTGGATATCCTGATAGGCGAAGGCAAAGTAGACCTATTCTTAACCGACCCGCCCTATAACGTGGATTATTCAAGCAAGAACGAAGCCCTAAACGCCGCCGACAAGGGGAACCGGGTACAAAAGGACATCGCCAACGACAAGATGGGCGACGAAGCCTTTTTAGAGTTCCTTAAAGCCGCCTTCGACAACGCCAACCGCTACCTCAAGAAGGGCGGCGCGTTCTACATTTGGCACGCCGGAACGGAAGGGCTTAACTTCAAATTGGCGGTTAAGTCCGTGGGTTGGGAGTTGAAGCAGATACTTATATGGGTTAAAAACAACATGGTATTAGGGCGACAGGACTACCAATGGAAGCACGAACCCTGCCTATACGGTTGGAAGCCCGGCTCGTCGCACTTCTTCGTAAACCGCCGCGACCTATTGACCGTAACCGAGGACGAAGCCCCGGACATAGACGCAATGACGAAGGACGAGTTAAAAGCCCTTCTTCGTTCGCTATTGGGCGAAGCCACCCCGACCACGACAATACACGAGGATAAGCCGCTACGTTCAGCCGACCACCCTACGATGAAGCCTATAAAACTGATGGGACGCGCCATTAAGAACAGCACACGCCCCGGCGAAGTCGTGTTAGATCTATTCGGCGGAAGCGGAAGCACCCTTATGGCGGCCGAGCAGTTGGGCCGCTCTTGTTATACCGTGGAATTAGACCCCGCCTATATAGACGTGATAATAAAGCGGTGGGAAGAATATACAGGCGACGAAGCGGAACGAATAGGCAACTTCGCCCCAAGTGAAGAATAAAAACGAGTTACGATGGATAATAACACATTTTATTGCACACGCTGATGGCTTAACCCGCCGACAAGTCCAAGCACGGGAAGCGTGGTATGTTTCGACGGGATAACGGAATATTCGGACGGAATAGAACGGAATACATTTATCGAAATTGCGAGCTGCCGGACTAAGGTACGACTACATAAAACCTTTTCGGACGATATAGGCGACTTCATAAATAAACTACGCGACCTTCAAACCGAAATAGGGGCGTTTATTGAACATTTGGAGAAAGAACAAACCTCAAAGCCGAACAGCGACAAAACGACAAAATAACAGCGATATGCCAAACCCCGAAAACATAACCCCGCATCAGTTCAAACCCGGACAGAGTGGCAACCCCAAAGGCCGCCCCAAAAGCCGCGTACCCGAACAGCTTGTAAAGATATTCGGGAGCAAGGCGAAGGCGAAGAAGTTTTACAGCCTTTCCGCCGTGGAGATTAACGAATGGGAAGCCGCTATACTTTCCTTTACCTTCGCCGACCTTCAACTACTTGTAAAGTGGGAGGAAGCCCCGATATACCCCAAAGGATTAGCGCGGGCCATACTTAGCGACATGAAGAACGGCAAGACCACGACGTTAGACAAGCTGCGCGAAAGGCAGTACGGCAAGCCCACACAGCGAATGGAACTTACAGGAAAGGACGGCGGCGACTTGATACCGGCCCGGACGCTTACGAAGGAAGAAGCCGCCGAACTATTCAAAACCCTAAACGAAAAATACTAATGTCCTTCTGCCGCGACATAGACGTAATAAAGACGTGGATCCGCCAAGGAACGCTAAACTTTACACGCTTCTTTTTCAAAGAAAAGTATAAGCGTAAGTTCGTCGTAGGCAAACATCACGAAAGGATAGCCGAAGCCTTAGACAAGGTATTAAAAGGCGAGATAACCCGGCTTATAATAAACATCGCACCACGCTACGGCAAGACCGAATTAGCGGTTAAGAACTTCATCGCGGAAGGCTTCGCCATTAACCCGAAGGCGAAGTTTATACACCTCAGTTATTCGGACGACTTAGCCCGCGACAACAGCCGGGGAGTACAGGAAATTCTGCGCGAACCGAGTTATAGGCGATTGTTCCCGGACGCTATGCCGACGAGCGTAAACACCCGCAAATGGTTTACAAAAGCCGGGGGCGGACTTTACGCCGTTTCATCAGCCGGACAGGTAACAGGCTTCGGCGCGGGTTTGGTGGATAAGGACGAAGACGAGGAATTAGGCGACGAGGTAGCCGCCATTACTTCCGAAGGGGACGAGTTCGGCGGCGCGATAGTCATCGACGACCCTATTAAGCCGGACGACGCACGAAGCGAACAAATACGCGAGAAGGTAAACCAAAAGTTTGAAACCACCATACGAAACCGCGTTAACAGCCGAAAAACGCCGATAATTATAATTATGCAGCGTTTGGACGAAGACGACCTTTGCGGCTACTTGCAGAAGTTGGAGCCGGACGAATGGGTAGTATTGAGCCTTCCCGTTATTGAGATTGACGACGACGGCAAGGAGCGGCCGCTGTGGGAGTTCAAACACACGTTAGCCGAACTTCACGAATTGGAAGAAAAAAGCGGGTGGGTATTTGAAACGCAGTATATGCAGAACCCCCGACCGATAACGGGGCTTATGTACGAACGCGAGTTTAAGACCTACGAAGTATTGCCCGTAACCAAGAAGCACAAAGTAAAAGCCTACGTCGATACCGCCGACACGGGCGAAGACTTCCTTTGCTGTATTGTCTACGTCGAAACGGAAATAGGCAATTTCATTTTAGACGTGTACTATACCCAGGCCGCAATGGAAACGACCGAGCCGGAAACGGCGCGGATCCTTACGAAGTGGGAAGTAGAGGAAGCGATAATAGAGAGCAACAACGGCGGGCGCGGCTTCGCCCGGAAGGTAGAAGAAAACTGCCGGATATTGGGAAACCGCCGTACCGTTGTACGCTGGTTCCACCAAGGAGAAAATAAGGATATACGAATATTCAGCCACTCAAACGAGGTGCAGAACCTTACACACTTCCCGAAGGAGTGGGCGCACTTATGGCCGAAGTTTCACAAGGCTATAACCCAATACAAGAAGCAGGGACGAAACACCCACGACGACGCGCCGGACGCTTTAACGGGAACGGTGGAGAAACGCCCCGACGGGAAACAAAGTATTTCAAGATTAAAACAAATTTTCTAACCCCCATAAACCCCAATAGACTATGCCACCTATTGACGAACTACTAAAAGCGGGCGACTACCCCGCAGCTATAAACGAGTTGAGAAACGGGCGAATTACAACCCTTCCCAATTCGGAGCAGTACGCCGCGCAGTACGACCCTGCAAAGCACGACATCAACGACCCGCGCAAACGCCCGGACAAACTTGTAGTAATAGACAAGGATAGCGAGGAATACGGCCAAGTCAAGAACATCAACGTAAACGCCGAGCTTACCACGGAACAGGGGTTTAGAATTGAACCCGTAGCCCGCATAGCGTTAGCCCTTCAAAAGTTGATAGTGAAACGCGCTGTAGCGTTTACCTTCGGCAACCCGCCCGCCTACGATGCAGACCCGCAGGGCGACGAGGAAAAGGCGGTACTTGCCGCGCTTAAACGTGTATTCCACGAAGTCAAGGAAAGAACCCTTAACCGCCGCGTAGCCCGTAGTATTTTCAATTCTACCGAGGTAGCCGAATATTGGTACCCGGTAGAAACCGAGGAAACGCACGACCTCTACGGCTTCCCGACAAAAACGAAGTTTCGCGTAGCCCTGTTTAGTCCGGCCTTTGGGGATAAACTTTACCCATACTTCGACGACAACCGCGACCTAATAGCCTTTTCCCGTGAGTTCACGAAGAAGGCAGACGACCTGACTACGCGCACATACTTTGAAACCTACACGAAGGACGCGCACTATATATGGACGGCGGAAGGCCCGACCGGGACGGAAGCCAAGAACTGGGAGTTAGTCGAGGGCTACCCCAAGCAGCTAACCATCGGCAAAATCCCCATAGTGTACGGAAGTCAACCCGCCGTAGAGTGGGAAGACGTGCAGAGCCTTATCGACCGTTTGGAAAAGTTACTTTCCAACTTCGCCGATACCAACGACTACCACGCAAGCCCGAAAATCTTTGTAGAAGGCAAAATATTGGGCTTCGCAAGGAAGGGCGAAGCCGGAGCGATAATCGAAGGCGAGGAAGGCGCGAAAGCAACCTACCTATCATGGGCGCAGGCCCCGGAAAGCGTAAGGTTGGAAATAGACACGCTTCTCCGAATGATTTACACCATTACCCAAACGCCCGATATTTCCTTTGATAGCGTAAAGGGAATAGGCGCGGTTAGCGGCGTAGCCCTTCAACTTCTATTTATGGACGCACACTTAAAGGTACAGGACAAAATGGAAATATTCGACGACTACTTAACCCGACGAGCAAACATCGTGTTAGCCTACCTCGGAGCGGCTAACGTCAAGAACAAAGCCGCCGCCCGTCGTCTTATTGTTTCGCCCCGGATAACGCCGTACATTATTGAGGACGAACAGGCGAAAATAAATATTCTTCAAGGTGCCAACGGCGGCAAGCCGATAGCAAGCCAAAAGACGACTATACGCCGTTTAGGTTGGGCGGAAGACCCGGACGTAGAACAGGCCGAAATACAAACGGAAGAAGACCGGGCCAACGCATGGACGGAAGGCGAACCGACCCTTTAAGCCTACGAACCCGCCTAAAATTCCGTAATACGCTCTATTTATGGAGAATACAAACCAAAAGAAGCCGTTTTAAGCCGCGTATAGGCCGCGTTTCCTTCCGAATGGATAAAGTACCCACCTCGGAAGCGGAACGCGCTTAAACGCGAAATTCCGAAAAAATAACTTTATGCCCGATTATACCGAAAACCGCCTTATAGTCCGACTTCGTGGCTTTGATGCCCGGCACTACGCCAAGACGCGGCAGTACGCCCGCCAAGTGGAACGGCTCTATAACACCGCTTGCGACGAGATAGCCCGCGCCGCCGGACGTATAACCATACCCGAAGACGGCGTTTTTAGTTTCGACGACTTCCCGGCTACACGTCGCCAAGCCGAAGGCATACTTTCCCGACTTACGAAGAAGGTAGAAGCCGTTATAACCACCGGGACGCGGACGGAGTGGCAAGCGGCCTGCGACAAAAGCGATGCCTTCTTAGGTTCCATACTTCGCACGTCCCGGCTAACCCCGGAAGAAGCGGAGAAGTACCAAGCCCGTAACCTCGAAGCCTTACAAGCCTTCCAACAGCGTAAAGCCGGAGGTTTGGGGCTTAGTCAGCGCGTATGGAAGTACACGGAAGAATTTAAGACGGCGTTAGAATTGGGTATAGACGTAGCCGTAGGCGAAGGGCGCAGCGCACAGCAGCTCTCCCGCGACCTTCGCCAATACCTACAACAGCCGGACAAACTATTTAGGCGCGTCCGTGACAAGGGCGGAAACCTTCGGCTTAGTAAGGCGGCTAAGATGTACCACCCCGGCCAAGGCGTTTACAGGAGTGCAGCCAAAAACGCCGAGCGTTTGGCTCGGACGGAAGTAAATATGGCGTACAGGGAAGCCGAATACTTACGATGGCAACAATTAGATTTCGTCGTAGGCTTCCGCGTGATGTTGAGCAACAACCACACCACGAAGGACAGCAAGGGGAAGACCGTACCGCTAACCGACATTTGCGACGAGTTGGCGGGCGACTACCCCAAAACTTTCAAGTTCCTCGGTTGGCACCCGCAATGCCGTTGCGTCGTCGTGCCTATTATGTCCGACTACGACGAGTTCAACAAAGAGAGGGCGAACCGATTAAAAGCCATAGTTCGGGGTCAGACCTATAAAAGCCTTCCTTCCCGTCGCACCGTCCGCGACGTACCCGCCGCCTTCCGTTCCCATATTGAAACGATAGCCGACCGCGCTAAGGGGTGGAAGTCGATGCCGTATTACATACGCGACAACTTCAAGAACGGCGTTATTTCCGGCGGCCTTCTTCCGGCTATTCCGCAGAAGACACAAATGCCAGGCACCACGGCAAAGCCGTCCGAACCCTGTACGGAGTTCGACAGCGAGATAGCCCATTATAAAGCGTGGGCCTATACGTTCGGCTTAGACGTTTCGGGGTTGGATCCATTGAGGACGGCCGGCGACCGCGCCGGACTTCGCGCCGAATTGCAACGCTTACACACGGAACGCATCAATAGGCTACAACAATGGATGGCCGCCCGTAACGAGGTGGAAGACTTCGCAGACAAGGCGGTAGGCTTCCCGGACATAGTGAAGGAAATAGAAGCCGCCCTTAACGCCAACGACGTAAAGACTAACAACTACTACGGCGACTGCATTAGCCGCCTTAAAGCCTTCTTCGCGTCGCTACCCGCCAAGTTAGCAGCCGCAAAAGCCAAGAAGGGCAGCTATTCCGCGAATATGCCCGCCGAGTTGGAAAAGGGTAAGGCATATTTAGGCGACGCCGACCACGAATTTAGTAAGGACTTCTTCGACCTTCTCAAACGGAAGGTTAAGTTAGAGATACACAACAGCACCGGGCGCAGTTACGAAAGTGGCGGCAACTTAGTCGTAGTCTATACGAAAGGACGTAACGAAGTTTCGCCGTGGCACCGCGTATCCGTTATTTACCATGAGTTCGGCCACGCCATAGCCGACCAACGGAATTTATTGTTTGCGAAGGAAGTTACAGACCTCCGCGACGCACAGACCAAGCGGCTACGCACCCGCGAAAAGACGACCTATTACACGACGGAAAGGGTATGGAACTATAAAACGGGGAAGTACGAGGTTCAGAAGGTCAAGCACGAAGTAAACCAAATGCGTATAATAACGCTGTCGGCTAAGATAAAAAACATTTACGAGCGAATACGGACTAAGGACAAAGACGACCCGATATTTAAGCGTTACGGCATTTCAAAGCCGGATGCGTTGGAGCAGTTCGGCGGACTTATGGACACGTTGCGAAGTTTGGTAAACCGCGACGACGTAGGCTGGGGTCATTCCGTTAGTTACTTCAAGAGTTACGGCATGAAACAACACGAATATTTAGCCCACGCCTTTGAAAATGCATTTATAGGAAACCGCGTATTCCAGTTGTTGATGCCAACCGAATACGCGGAAATGGTAGCGTTAGCGAAGTCGTTTAAGACACCCTAACGAATAGGAACGAGGTATAAGCCGCCGTCCATAATAGAACCTACGAGCTTCGCGCCCGTGGGTTCTTTTTCTCCTACGCCGGGATATACAGGAAGAAGCCGGGCTTTACCTTCCAAGCACTGCCGGAGTATTGCGCCGTTTTTCTTCGCGTCCGGCTCTGCGCAGTTAAGAAGTTGCACCAAGTCCACATCTTCCGGGGCGGCGTTGGTAGTGTCGTAAAGGAACCATTCGACAAGCATTTCATCGGGAAGTATTGTTATAGACTTCAAGCCGTCCGTAGTTCTTATTTGTGGTACTTTCATTTTCAACGGTTTTATAGAGTTTACAAAATCCTTTAATACTTTCCGAACGGTAGCGGCCCACACCAATAAGTAGCGGAAGCACCGCTCGGAGTTGGTAATGGCATAACGTCAGCCACGCCGTTAAGTTCTTCAGGCGGTGATGCGTCCGCTGGAGGAAATAGCCGGGTAACGATATTGTCAAGCCGTTGTAGAGCTTCGCGCCGGGGTTTGCCGTGTAAGTTCTTAATGTCGTTCAGTTCCGACGCAATAGCGGAGTATATAAATTTATCCATTTTGGCTATATTTGGCTTCGATTGTTACGTTACTAATTCGGCAGTCTACAACGTCGCCACTATCAGCGAGAGCGGGAACGACGGACACGCCTACGGCTATATTTACGTCCGTGGCATACGCCCCGGCGAATTGCTTAACGGCTTCCGTTATGCTGTATTCAAATTCCGCCTTCTTCGTAAAGAACAATTCGGCGGGGGTTAAGTTCTTTTCTTCCATAGTTGTAATGGGCTTTAATTCAAACGCAAAGATACGACAATAACGCACCCAATCCAAATCAGCCAACCACGACAACCGGGAAGACCATACCCACCAAGGCACAGCCGTAACCGTATAACGTGGAACGGGCGTAACTAATTGTTACCAACCGAAAAAGTCAATAGCGAAAAATACTCAATTCGTATTACTTTGTTACGCTTCGTTCCTTTCGGGCTTCTTCAAGTATTCGGGTAGCACGTTCCAAGCCGCCCAATTTCACACGGGTAACAGCCACACGCCCGTAGATGTCGGCTACTTCCTTCGCCCGTGCTTCGGCTTCCCTTTGCGCCTTCTTCCGCATACGCCGGGGCTTCGTAATTAGAGCGACAACAACAATTAGGAACGCCACCCCGAAACACAGGGCGGCGACCCATAATAATACGGCTTCCATTACGTCGTTATTGCTTCTTAAAGATATAGGGAAGTGTTATGCCGGATTGGTAAAGGTTAAATTCCGTTTCGCTAACTACTTTCAAGTCGTAGGCGTGGAACATTGTATTATCTTCCACTTCCCACAACGAAAGGATAGTAGCGGACGGGGCTACATTGTAATAACACTTAACCGCTTCGTAAGGCTGCCCCTTATATGCAACCGAATAGTAGGTACATTCGCCCTGTGCATAGAAGGCGGTAGTTTCCCCGTCGATATAGGAACTTTTCTTAATTTCCTTTTCGGTTGAGTAGTGCGACCCGAATACAATTTTATCGGGTTCGGGTTGAAGGTTTGCCCCCGGATAACTACCGAGGTTTGAAAATTGGTAATCGGCCCAAGTACCGTTAAAGATAGCGAAGACCTTCTCCTGTTTTTCGGTGTAGTGGCTTCCGCCGTTTGGCTCGTCGTCAGAGGAACACCCACACAGCAGCACCGAAGGAAGGAGCGCACAAAGTAACAACTTCTTCATAAATTGAGTAACTTTGCGCCACCGCCCGAAGTGGCAGGGTTAAACGCACGAAAAAAGCGCGGACTATATAGGTTTGAGTATTTGCGGCATCGCCAAACGCCTTACGAAAACAAACCGTATAGCCGCGCTTCATCGGTATATCGTGGTAAGGATATACGACGCTACGCGCTTAGGTTCATTCTTCGTAATTTGTTAATTTGGCGATTTTCAAATACTAAGAACCTATCGCTTCTTCGATAAGTCGCCGGATTTTTCCCCGGCAACACCGCAAAGTTACTGCAAATAATTCACATTCCGCATATAAAAGGCTAACAAAGTGTACGGCAACCGCCGCCGAGCGTTGGAAGTTTCGGCGAAGTGTTTGCCGTCCCTTATTCAAACTTGTATTAAGGTAATACGCTAACTTTGCGCTATGTTTAAGTAACCCCCACTACAAATTTTATGGACGAATTAACATTAGCAATTTTAGCACTACTGCAGGAAAAATTTGCAGGCGAGCGAAAAGACGGTTTAACGCAGCTTGCGGCCTTCATAGGCTTAAACGCCGCGACCATTGAAGAAGCGACCGAAGTCGTAGGGAATCTTACCGCCGACAAGGTTAGCAAATTCGTTAAGGACTACCGAAGCCGAACCGACGCGGAGATAGCCAAGGCAAACAAGACCCACGAAGAAGGCCTTAGACGTAAGTACGACTTCAAGGAGAAGGAACAGCCCGGCGGCGAACCTCAGCCCGGACAGCAGACACCACCGGCCCCGGCGGGAGCATTGACAGCCGAGCAGATACGCGAAATTATCCGCGAGGAAAACAAGGCAATACGCGAAGGCTACGACAGCCTACGTGCCGAGAAAACCACAGCCACCCGCCGTGAACAATTTGTAGCGAAGTTGGAAGCCGCCAAGATTGAGGGCAAGCAGCGCGAAATGATGCTGCGCAGCTTCGACCGCGTAGCCCCCACCTTCAAGGACGACGACGACTTTAACGGGTACTTAAACGAAGTGCAGGCCGACCTCGACGGCATTGCACAGGAGCAAAGCGACAAAGGACTGCAAGGCCACGATAAGCCCCTCTTTGGAGCCGTGACTAAAGAAGGTATTAGCCAAGGCGTAGCAGACTACATCGCTTCGCAGAGTGACAACAACCCGACCCTTACAGGGAAGGAAATTTAACAACCCCCTAAACCGACAACGAAAATGGGATTTATGCGATACACACGCAAACAGGACGAGCGAACCGCCCACGCCTGTACGCACAACCTCGCCGACGTTCCCAACGGTGTAACCGTTAGCGTCGCCGACCTTATCCCCGGCGTTCCCCTTCGTGAAGGTTCCGTTATTTCCCCCGACGAAGCGGGTATTTACCACCTCGTCAAGACGGCAGAAGTAACGGAAGCCGCCACAAGCACCGCCACCGCCTACAAGGTAGCCAAGGGGCACCACTTCAAAGTAGGCGACTTCGTGATGTTCAAGACGGGCGCGAAGTCATACGCTATTACAGCCATTGACACCACCGCCAAGACCCACGACACCGTAACCGTAGGAACAACCCTCGGCGCGGCTATTCCCGTCGGTGGAGTGCTTACCCAGGCCAAAGAAGAAAGCGCAACCGTTTCGGCGTTCAAATACGCCCCCTTCGCTTGCGTCGGCGACTCTTACCCGGTGGAAGCACTTACTAACACCCCCGTCCCGGCCGTAACCTTCGGGCAGTTCAAAACCGCGCTTTGCCCCCCGATTAGCGACGCGATTAAAGCCGCCCTTCCTACAATTAAATTCATCTAACCAACAAGCCACAACAATAAGTTATGATACCTACTTTAATGCAGGGGCTTAACGAACAGGATATGGCGGGCGTAGTCAAGACCTACGACCTTAAACCCTTCTACTATCCTACACTTTTCCCGTTGAAGGAGAATTACTCCCTAACGTGGAAGGCGTTGGAAACGCGAATAGGGCTTAAAATTGCTGCCGACCTCGTAGCCCGTGGCGCAACCATTGACAAAAAGACCCGCGAGGCAATAGCCCGTATTCAGGGCGACATCCCCAAAATTGCCATTAAGCGCACCAAGAACGAGGAAGAACTCGACGACTACGAACTTATGATAGCCCGCACGTCGAAGAACCCCGACCTTCGCGCACTTGTGGAAGCGTGGGCCGAAGATACTAAATTTTGTTGGGACGGCGTAGCCGCCCGTTTGGAGTGGATAGCGTTGCAGTCCATTTCGCTCGGCAAAATTACGCTTACCAACGAAAACAACACTTCGGTACTTACCGAATACGATGTAGACTACCTTATCCCCGAAGAACAAAAGGTAGGCTTCCAAACCGGTTCCGCTTCGTGGGCTAATTCTACCGCCGCCCGTCCTATTACAAAGGACTTCAAGGCTGTTGTAAAATCCGCCAAGAAGAAGGGCGTTACGTTGAAGTACGCCTTTATGTCTACGGAAACCTTCGCCACCTTCACGGAAACCGAAGAAGTGCAGAAAACGTGTGCTTCCTTCGCCGCCAACGCACTCGGCGTTCAGCAGACACCGAGCCTCGAACAGGTAAACACCGCCCTTCGTGGACTTTCCTACCTTTACGGGCTTCAAATCATTGTCATCGACCAAGACATAACCATCGAATTAGGCGACGGAAGCCGCCCGTTCAGTGGCAACCCCTTCGTTAACGACGTGGTAATGTTCAGCGCAAGCAAGGTTTTGGGCCATACCTTCTGGAAACGTCCCGCCGACCTTAACGTAAAGGGTTCGGTAGCCCTCAAGACCCTCAACGGCCACACCCTTATTAAGAAGTTCGCCAACGAGGAACCGCTTGAAGAAGTGACGATGGGTATTGCTAACGCCTTCCCCGCGTGGGAAACTTCATCCGATAGTTGGCTTATGTCTACCGACGCTAATAAGTGGAACCACTAACCCTAACCGTCCGGGGAGTTTCGGCGCGTCGTGCTTCTTTGCACCTCGTAAGTGCAGTTAGCCCGACCCGGCTGTCGTTATCGGCAAGAACACGACGTAACGGAACTTCCCGGCTTAACCCCTTCCAACGATGACCTACAAAGAATGGATAACCCGCACCGCTTCCCGCTTCGGCGTAGCCGCAGCAGACGCGGAACTGATTTTAGCCAACCAAGCCGGGCTAATTCCCGACCCCGAAGCCGAAGTAGACGTAAGGACGGCGAAAACCGCCCTTTGTAAAGAGTTCGGCTCTATTATACCGTTGGCGAACGTCAGCGAAGGCGGCTATTCCGTTTCGTGGAATTGGGACGCTATTAAGTTTTGGTATAATCAAACTTGCGGCGAATTGGGGATAACACCCGCCAACGCGCCGAAGGTTAAAAACCGAAGCCGGATATGGTAGCAATTCAAGACATTATAAACAACCAATACCCGCACTTCCTTTACGTCCGCAACAGCGGCGGGGAAGCAGTACAGGACGCTAACGGCAGTTGGCAGACAACCGGGGCAGCGTGGAAACTTCACGCTTCATGCCGGGAAGAAACCAACGGCAAGGGAACGCAGATACAGGCGGCGAACGGTAGGTTTATAACATTCGCTTCCCTTATCCAACTTCCGGCGGGAACGGAGCGCGTAGGATTGGGCCAGGAAGTGGCCGCAGCCGACCGCGAACTGCTACCGTCAGAGCTTACCGACGAAGCCTTACAGGACGCACAGGCGGAAGGAGCAGTTAGGATTATTGGCGAGTGCTTGAAATTCGATAAAGGGCGACTTCATTGTAGGCTATGGGTATAAGCGCGAACTTCAATATTAACGACATAGACGCGACCTTTAAGGCGTTGTTAGCCGAAGTGGATAGGCAGCTAATAGAAAGCCTTACCCGCGTAGGCGAAGAAGCCGTAAAGTTAGCGAAGATGATACCGCCGGAACGTGGCTTCAAAGACCGCACGGGAAACCTACGCTCATCTATTGGCTACGTCGTATTGGTGGACGGTAAGCCCGTAAACGTGGCTTTTGCCGCAGTCAAGGGCGGACATGCCGGAGTTAACGAAGGGCAGCGGTTAGCCTTACAAGTGGGAAGCAAGACCGAAGGCTACGCTTTGGTAGTCGTGGCGGGTATGAACTACGCCGTTCACGTCGAGAGCAAAGGCCGCGACGTATTGACTTCCGCCGAAAAATTTGCCGAAAAGGAGGTAGCCAAACACTTAGCCGACTTAGTTACGAACATTAAAAACGCCTTCAAGTAGTGAAACATTGCAGCAGCATAGACACGGACGACATCCTCTACAAGTTGGTACAGGAAGCCGTTACTTCCGGGAAAGTCAAAATTTCCGGGGGCGTATTCGTCCAAGGGGAGCGACCCGACGACAGCGAAGCGGAAGACATCGTAATAAACACGATAGCCGTAACGCACGAAAAGCCCCAAACGGGTACTTCCAACGTGAATATCTTTGTTTCCGACAAGAAAGTAAAGATACGCGGACGGGAACAGCGCAAAGCCGACCGGGAACGCCTACGCACCATTGGCGACGCGCTTGTAGCCTATTTGGACGAACAGAACGTAGCCGACTTAGAATATTGGATTGAGAACGACACCACGATAAAAGAGATTGAGGTAAAGCAGCACTACCGCAATTTGAGAATAAGCTGGAATATACATTAACAATTTAACACCATACCCCTATGTCTACTATAACATTAGGTTTGTCGGCCATTCTCGGCAAGACAGGAGAACCCGCAAAGGGCGACTTCAACGAAACGGGCTATACCCGTTACGGCCTGACCTACCAAGACACAGCGAAGATGACACAGGAAGACGGCGAGGAAACGGAGTTTTACTCCGAGGAAAACGACGACCCGGAAGAAATCATAACCAAGACCGGGAAAACTACGTTTGCCTTTTCCATCATGAACCCCGACCTCGCCTGTCTTAAACGTCTTTTCGGCGGCGAAATTGCGGCAGACATTTACGCCTACCCCGACGCTACCGCCGACATTGAAGAATCGCTTATCATCATTCCGCGCAAGGGCTTGAAGTTTCAAGTTCCCCGCGCCAAGATTAAGGCGAAGTTCAACGGCGAATTTTCCAAGAAAGGCCTCCTTCTTCTTGAAGTTACCGCCACCGTTCAGAAGCCCCATACCGACAGGCTTAAAAAGTTGTACGTTACCGTCATCAAGAAGACGACCTAACCGAGCAGCCCCGCACATTTACACCAAACCCGGAAGGCCCCGCTACATTGTTCCGGGGCCTTCCCAATTATTAAGACCATGCCACAGGACGACAAAATAGAAGCGTTGAACCGTGAACAAGCGGAACTGCGCAAAATGATAGGCGAAGGGGTGGACTTCGATATAGAGGTAACACACTACCGCCGCAAGCCCGGTTTTTGGGGCTTCTTCCGTCGCCGGGAGAAGATAACCGAAACGAGGGCGTACAAGATTAAAGAACCGACGTTAGCCACCTTAGACCGTCTTAGCCTTCTTTGGCTTCAAATGGAGATAGACGAAACCAAGTTAGGCGACGACGATTATTTACGCACCGCCCGCGCTTTGGCAAGCAAGGAAGCCGCCAAACTTGCCGAAGCGGTAGCCGTCGCCGTATTGGGCGAAGACTACTATATAGCCACCTACGACGGCACGACCTACCGCCGGAAGGAAGACAAGAAGGCTCTACGCGACCTTACACGGCTTTTCTTCCACACCCTTAAACCTTCCGAACTTCTTACTTTGGCGATTATAGTAACCAACGTAAGCAATTTAGGGGATTTTGTAAACTCTATGCGGTTGATGAGCGCAGCGCGAACAAGCGACCCGGAAACGACACGTATAGAGCAACAGGGTTAAAAAGTCCACAAGGCCGCCGGGGTTCCGTCTGCGCTCACTTCGGTTGGACATTGGACTACTTGCTACACGGTATTTCGTGGGGCGAGGTTTTGAGAATGATGATAGACGCGCCCGGCATTGACGACAAGGGCAAGGGAAGCACCACCCCCGGAACGTCCGGCGGCGACGATACCGAAATAGCCCTTACCGACGACAACGCCGAGCAACTTATGAACCTTATAAACAGCAGAAACCGATGAATATTCAAGGCGGCGGGCTGTCGTTTGACATTTCCGGTAACAACAAGCAACTTATTAGCGTTCTTAACGAGAGTAAGAAGGCTATACAGGAGTTCCAAGGCGCGGCCGTTTTAGGCGGTAAGCAGATGGACGGGGCCTTTACACGCGCCGCCCAAGCCATAGACAAAGCCTTTGCACAAATAGACGTGGTAGTAGACACCAATAAGGCGGCTATTGCCGAGTTGGAAGCCGAATACAAGCGGCTCGGTGTGGAAGCGTCTAAGGCACTTTCGGCAGGGCATAAGGAAGAAGCGGCAGCCCTTCAAACCAAACAAGCCCAACTCCGCGAAGAAATAACCCTACGCCAAACCGTCATAGACGAAGCCGGAAAGCAAGCCGACGCACTTCTACGCGAGGAACAGCAGTTAAGGAAGGCAGAGGAAGCCGCCCGAAACAACGCCAACGCCCAAATTTCGTTAAGGACGCAGCTCCGCAACGTCCGGGAGCAGTTAGGACAAATGGAAGAAGCCGGGCTACGCGGAACGGACACCTTCCGAAAGTTGCAACAGGAAGCCGGGCGACTTGCCAACGCCATAGGCGACGCACAGACACAGGCCCGAATATTTAGCCACGATAACGCCGGGCTTCAAGGAATGATAGCCGGACTTAGTGGCGTAGCCGGAGCGTTC